ACCCGAGCTCCCGAAGGATTTGGGCTAGACTACTCCTCAACCAAGCAGCCCTCTGAGGATCGCCCTGCATGCTGGACATGCCCCGCGACGAGTCGCCCCATTTCTCTCATCTTCTTGCTCCTTCTTCGTCCTTTATCCTGTCTATTGCTAAGCTAACCTCTCCCGAGGTTCCATAATTGGTGACCCTGCTCCGAGGAACAGGCGCTCCGCTGTGGGAATGAGATACTTCCCCGACGGTTATCAATCCGCCTTGCCAATACCGAATGAACGGCCTCGACTCCCAGAGCTCCCTATAGCCCTTGCGGGCCAGGCATGGACTAGCACTGGTTTGGAAGAAACACGAAGAAGAGATCCGGGGGGTTTCCCGCAATCCTCCAGAAACGTTGGGTTTCCTCTGAACCCATCACTGGCTTTCCAGCGATTCATCAACATAGTCAATGAACCCGTCATCCCAATTCCTACGGAACTGTTCAAGACTAGCCAGTCCTCTCTCTTCTTCCTCCGATCGGAAACTGGCCGGAACCAGAAACCAATCGGGCCTCTTTACTTCAAGGAGGCGTGACTTGAAGCCAACCCAGCTGACGAAACTGAGCTGACTCTTACAGGGCAGGACCCTGTAAGAGTAACTCCGACGTACTTTCCCGCAGGAAGGTGAAAATACGTCTCTCTTCATCCCTCCCTTCCGCCCGTACTTCCAGAAAGCCACACGTAAAGATTCGGCTTCTACGGGTGTAGGATCCCTTCCGGTGATCCGTACCAACTCCTCGGGAAATGAGTCATCCGAAGATGATTCCGGCAAGGGCGTATAAGTTCTACGCACCCCGAGGCCCTTCTCTCGCAAGTAAGAAGGGTAGGTTCGATGACCTAGTTGGGAAGGGAGGAAACCCCATCTCCTACCGATACGACACCTCTGGAAGGCGTCCACGAACCCTGGACTAATCAGCACAGCCTTAGCCATGTGCATCATGCCAGGAAAATCGGTAGGAGCTCCTCCTCTCCTAAGGTGACGTACTTCACGCCACTTTCCTCTTCCACGCAGAAATGCCGTCGAGTTGATCTCAACGACATTCTCAGCTCGGATCGTCTTCCCGTCGTTTAGTTGAAACCCCAAAGGGTAATCCTGCTTAACAACGGGCCTAGAAGCGGAGATCACCGTGTCATCTCCGTTAACTAGGAACCGAGCGCTCGAGTCAAACCGTGCGGCCCAGGTGGCCGCACAGTAAGACTGGAGACAAAGAAGAGGAAAAGAGAGGTAGGATCCCATCATCTGTCCGTGACTAACCGTTCTTAACTGCCCACGTAAGTCCCGCAAAACAGGACTCAACGATGCCTTCGCCAACAATCGAAGGCTACGTGGTATCTTCACCGAAGTGAAGAAAACACAGTCAAGAATAACCTGAGCCACATCGTGGCAAAGGTTGTCGGTAGCAGATACCAGATCAACGGAAGTCTGGTACTTGTTGACACAAACAGATGATATCCTTTTCTCGGTCGGAGGACCGCAAAGAAGCCACTTCTCACCTCTCAATCTGGAATACATGAGAGTGTGTAAAGGTCCAAGAAGGTCCACATTCTCATCATAGATGAGAAGTGGACGGGTCTTGCCTGTCGAAGTGACTTCCTTGTACCGAGCTTCAATCACAGGCGCCAAATCCTGTTCTGAAGTAGTCTTGGTAAGAAATTCTTCTCTACGGCCGCGCCACTCGTGGTCGGCCCTGGAAGGCTTAGGCTTCCGTGCGGAGGGATTGGCGACGTACCGCCCAACATGGGACGGATACGAACAATCCCAACCGGGAGAGAAGATCTGAGTAACTATCTTGCGTACATGAGCAAGATACTCAGAGGATGTGGGAGGGGGTGTAGAGAAGGCGTTCTGTTCCCAATCAGAACGCCCTGAGGGTGTATGCCGAACACAACTTCGTGGCAAGTTGCGTCTTATTGATGCAACAGAATGAGCAAGAGCCCACCTGTCTCGTCGGCATAGTCTCTGCAGGCTACAGAGACCGTCATTCCCAAGACGCTGGCGTCGAGGGAATTCTACAGAGGTACGCACCTGCCCCTGTAGAAGAAGAAAAGAAAGGAAACGGGAGAGTTCAGAAGGACTACAATCCGGTAGCTCAGAGTACGGCAAGCCGTACCTGACCCGAATCAATTGTAGTCCATTATGGACCGTTTCCTTGATGAGTCGGTTACTCTGGGAGCAACCGACACATCGCTTAACCGTAGAACCGCTGGCGGAATTATCTACGGAGCGCGTAACGTGCGCCACGCGGCTACTGCTGCGCTGGAAGGCGTTCTTACGCAGAGCAGGTTGAGACATTTGTCAGCAGCCTGCGTGTCCTTAGC